TTGTGGCGTGTATGCTAACTTAGTTGCCACATTGGATAAAAAAGCCAGCGTTGGCGACAGTGTTTGGATGATTAAAGATTCAAAGAGCAATCAAGAATTTGCATCATTCAACATCAAAGCAGCGTTCGGCGAGCACATCGATACAGATGAAGTTCGTTCAGCGTATGCAACAAGTGAAGAATTCGGTAAAGCAGTGGTAGCATCATTTGCAGCTAACAAAGTGCATGATGTTCTTTCAACCACAGCAGCCGTATTACAAGTAGTAGCACATTACAGTCCTGAGTGGGCAGGTACAGGGAAATTCAAAGATAACCCTAAATCCTCACACTCCAAAGCATCAGGTGAAGGCGATGTAACAACCGATAAAAACCTGATCCCGGAAGAAGGTAAAAAAGCACAAGCCGCAGCGAATGAAGCCATTGCAAAGAAAGCCGAGTACAATGTTCCCGGTGTAACCGAGAATGGTGAAATTCCAAGCGACAAATTGTTACTCGATGGTGCTGATAACCGCTCTGAAAAAGTGAGCAACAACACCGAAGAGTCAGCACATGCTAAGAACTCTATCAAAGTAGAGGAAGAGACAGACCGCAAATTGATTGCTTCTTACGAAGATACAATCAAAAAGCAAGCCTCTGAAAAAGAAGCATTACTCAAACAGATCGATACTTTGAAAACTGAAGCAGCAATCAAAGAGAAATCTGCAAAAGTAAAAGAGTGTGTAGCTTTAATGTGCAACAAAGGTTTCATCAAAGCTGATGAACAAGTACGTGTAGCTTCACTTAAAGAAGGGCTCTCAATTGAAGCAGCAAATGGCCGTGCCATGGCAGCCTCAATCGATAAACAAGCCAAATATTTATTTGGTATGAACTCAACACAATTGGATGCTTATATGAACAGCTTGAAAGGCGTGAGCACCCCTGCTATGACCACATCAGCGTCATCTAGCCAAGCTCTTACCATCAAAGCATCAGCAAATGCGGAAAACGAAACAGACCGCTTGCTCAAATTGTTTGGTTGGGACTAAATCATAAGGAGATTATAATAATATGATCAATGCAGCATTAGAATTAGGTCGTACCGTTGGTCTTCCTCCGAAAGTGGAAGCAACCGGTGCTATCTTAGAAGAAAACCACATCGTTTCTGGTCGTTATGTAAAATTCGTAACCGAAGAAGGTGCGGCACTTCCAGTCGTAAAACCTGCAAAAGGTGGTGACGACTTCCAAGACATCGGCTTAGCAGCTGATGATACAAAATTCTTACCGTTCAATGGTTTCTATGAGACCATCGATCGTACATTCAAACACTTCACAGTGGCTTCTTTCATCCTCGGCGGTCAATTCCGCGTATGGGACGACAGCCGTGGTGCAGTATTTGCAGAAGATGTAATCAATGCCCAAGCTGGCGTACCTCTTTACTTAAACGCTGATGGCGTATTAGGTACAGAAGCAGGTACAGAAGGCAAACTCGGCGCAGAAGTATTAGGATTCGTAGTTCGTGCTCCTAAAGCCGCATCCGATATCCTCTTCTTCAAAGCGGTTAAATAAGTTAAGGAGACATGTGAATTATGGAAAAAGATATGACCAACGTAGCGAACTACTTAGTCCGCGAAGCAGAATTGTCAAAAATCGCAAAACAACCTAACGGCTTAAACGTCATTGCAAACTTAATGATGAAACCGTTAGTTCGTGACTTGTTACACGAATCTCGTGTACGTCAAGTATACGCAACCTACCAATTGGGTCTCGGTGAAGAAGCCCTCTTGGATGCTGACGTGTCCGTAAAAGCGTATCAAATCGCTATGAACGGTTTACCGGAAGCAGTGCACATCAACTCAGATCGTGTACGTATCAACACGACACCGATCTCCATTCTTACGAAAACTCGTTGGAATGAATCAAACTATCGTAAATACGATATTTTGACACGTGCACAAGAACGTGCTAAATCAGCCGTTATGTCAGAAGAAGACTTGAAAGGTTTCTCACTCTTGAAAGTAGCAGCAACCGATCCAGCCGCCTTCTACAACGACCCAGCAAAATACCCGAACTTGAAAACCGTAAACGGTGGTTTAGGTATCGATATGGTAGCAGCCGGCATCACATACATGTTGGAAGCCCGTATCAACCCGAACAAAATGATCATCAATCCACGTGCACAAAAAGACCTCTTGATGTTGCATACAGACCAAAATGCCTCTCAACCTCTTTTCATGCCGGAGCAATCCAATGAAAATATGAAGAAAGGTATTATGGGTAAAGTGTGGAACTTGACCATCTTAAACGTACCGAACGGTGAATCTTTCGCCTATCGCAATGAAGAAGGCAAAGAAGTAATCGAAGACATTCAAATCATCAGCCCTAACGATGCTTTCATCGTAACTGATCCTGAGAAAGTCGGTGTAATGGCCATCCGTACCGATCTTACTGTTGAAACACAGAAAATGATCGGTAGCATGACAGATGACTTCTTGATCTGGGAAGATCTCGGTTTCATCATCCGCTACACCAAAGGTATCATGCACTTAGACTTAGAGAAATAAGTCTCGTTTATAAACCCCGGGGGAGTTTTATCTCCCGGGGTTTTAAGAGTAGTAAACTGAACACTTAGGTTGTAAATAGGAGGGTATATCATGGGATTTTTTTACAGTAATAATAACGGTAATAAGGTCTTCGGATATAAGTTTACCATTAAATTTGGTAAAGCATCCCCTCTTGAGGATAAATGTGAGACAATGGCTATGAACATAGTCAGCTGTCTGGAAAAGTTGGGATTACGTGTTGAAAAACCTTTCGACAACGACCCTAACAAAGATAAGAGATTACTATAGGAGTAATTATGGCTAAAGAAGAAAAAGAATTATTAGCTGAAATCGTAGCTTCCGTAACAGAAGCACACGGTAAAGTAAAGTCACTTAAAGGTAAGAAAACAGTTGAAGTTATTGCTGTTGTAGCACAAATCCTTCCTGACATTTTGAAAAAAGTAGAAGAGATTGGTGATGCTTTAAGTTCTGCAGATAAACGCGAATTGGCAATTGAAGCCTCTTTGAAATACTGCAACATTAAGTACTTACCAGATGCCGTGGAAGCCAAATTGATTGGTTTAATGATTGACGGCAGTATCTCAATGTTAAACAAATGGTTCGGCAAAGATTGGATCACCAAGATTACAAAAGTAGCTTCAGGTATTTGGAGCTGGTTCAAAAAGATCTTTGGTTCCAAAAAAGAAGCTGCTGAAGAAGCAGAAGACGCCGAATAGTCAATTTAATTGTAGTACCAAGCTAAGCAAAGGAGTTGTAAATGATAAGAGGACTGTATAGTGGTTATCAGGGTAAAATCTATATTTTTTATAGAGGCCCTATCCAAGTAGTGTTATCCGATGTACACGGCGGTTTCAATATGGGTGAAGACCTTGCTGCTACATCTTTAAGAATTGTACTTAGACCGAATCAGTGGACTGAATGTGCATATTCTTACGTACAAGAAGGATTCGAGAACCACAAAGGTCAGCTTTTCGCTTTGGAACAATCCGGTATGGTAGACATTTATACGGACCCAAAGGAAGTTGAGCTCATCAAGCAGGGGAAATCACTGGATAACGGTGCCGAACCTGTAGCCGTACCAGTAGCTGCACAGGAAGTAAAACCAGCTGATCAGTCAGCACCTAAATACTTCAACATGCAGATGTTTACGAGCGATAAAAAAGACTCAGCCATTCAAGGCACTGCTCTTCCCGCTCAGTCTGGTACTACAAATGCTGTGTTGGAATCAATGAAGAAACAAAACGATCTGATGCAGCAACAGATGCAGGCGATGACACAAATGACACAGGCGTTCACAACGATGATGAATAAATTATCAGAACGTCTTGATAAGGAAAATAAATGAACGTACCACAGTTACTGCATAAAGCAAGAAACGGAGGACTCCCAGCAAGATTTGTAAAGGGTCTCTGTGATGACAAACTGTTAATTTGGTTACAAATGGGACTCGACGATATTAACTATACGACCCCTCAGACCAGTTATTCATTAAGCACCGCCCCCCAACTTTGGGAGACGGCAGTTTTGTTTTCTTGCTCCTCAGTAGCTTCGATTTTAGTAGCAGCAGACATGTCGTTTGACGACTTCTCGTACAATGATAACGGTCTGACAATGACCTTAGACCGTAATGGTAAGTTACTCAGCGTAAACGATAAGATTTTGGAACGTTATAAACAAATGAAGTGGAACATTAAAAAATACTACGGTATGGGTATTGGTCCTGCTGGACTCGGGTATCCGAAGTTCACAGCACAAATGTCCTCTTTCATGCGTATTTTATACGGTGCCGGATATAGTAGATAGAGGGAAAGTATGGAAGATTGGATCACAGAGTTGGCGAATGAGTATACGCCAGATACAGAAACAGGACTTACCGGCGGTAAGACAGAGGTCCATGTTGTGTTGGCTTCAGATAAAGCAGACATTGCTAAACTACACAAACTTCTTATTTCAAACGGATTTCCAGTACTGGAAGTTAAATGCTTTGAAAAAGAAGCTGACAAGCCGATGCTCCCTGGTTCCCGTGTTCAAACATCAGCTGATGTAATTGCCAGTACGAACTGCTTAATTAAAACCCCAACAGCGTTATATACCATTGCAGAAGCAGTTTTACCTGCTGGGTATATTGGGGAAGTGGTAGGCGTTGAAAAAAACGCAGCCACGGTCAATTTTGACGCAAACATCAAGGTTACAGCAAAGGATCAATCCGGGTACTTAAGTACTCAGGATTACTATGTTGGCACTTTGAAAGTCGATTTGAAAGACTTAAATGTCTTATAAGGTGGCTTATGTTGGAAGCACCAGCTGTAAAAGTACTGAACCTGTTGAATAGAAACGATGGGGCTCTACAAAACAATCAAGTAGAGTTCACGTCAGTTACAGGGGCAGACGGATACAAGATTTACCGTTCCATGGTACCTTATGGAAACTTTACAGAAGTTGGTGATATACCAGTAGGGACAACTGTGTGGATTGACGAGACGCCAACAATTGAGTCAACCAATGATGCGGAGCCGTATGATGTTTACACAAACGAGCTTACTATATTGCAGCGTCCCAATTTTTATTATACCGTTGCTGCGTATACCGTTGATGAAGACGGCAATAAAGAGGTTGGTGAGCAATCAAGACCAACTTCACCGGAAGATGCGGTAATTTCGTGTGCAGCGGACAGGGATAGCATCTATACCATAGGAGATTACTCCATTTACTCATGTGGTACAGGTGCACCAATTCCCAGTGCGAATCAGTTACTTCCGTATTTATCGGAAATTAGACGTCGCACATTATCGATTTTACAAATGGATGGTCAGTGGGTCTGGTTACTGAAACGTCGTGTGTATGGTGAGAGATGCCCGTACTGCGAACCAGACAATAACAAATGCCGATTCGGTACAAGATGTACGACCTGTTTCGGAACCGACATGAAGGACCCATTCTTACCACCCGTTTTAATTAAAGTTGTAATGGTGTACGGAGACAAGAAAGAGGAGTATGAGGATCTGGGAATCCGTACAGTAAGAGAGTCAAAGTCCTGGACTATTTGGCAGCCTAAATTAGCACCCAGAGACGTTATCGTTGACCACAACGGAGAACGTTATGACATTACGGCTGTTGAAAAGAGTTCACCTATGCTGGGTGGTATGTATGCCAGACAGGACTTCAAGTGGAGATTGCTTGAGATGAATCATGCATTCTACCGCATTAAAGTTCCTGGTCCTCTACCACTAGCATGAAAGAGTTAATTAGCTTAGCGGCAGAAACTCATAGCCAACAGGAATTAGTAAGGTTTCTTCGTGAATACTTCGCAAAGCAACCAGAAGATTTCTACAAGTGGACTAAGAACCAGGCCGAAACAAACATCAACATTACAACTACATACAATGATACCCAGCGTATGAATATACCTTCTGTCATTGTAGAGGATGTTACAGGTAACTTGTACAATCGTGTAATCGGTCAGGAAATGATAACCGAGATACGTGAGGACAAGGAAATAAATGGAGAAATTAGAAATGTCGTTACGGGCTATAATATTCACGGGGTGTATTCTCTTAATTGCAATATAGGTGTTTACGATTATAATACATCCTCACGTAGAAGAGTAACAGATTTAGTTGGTTCCGCTTTACGTCACATCGGGACCCGGGTTTTGAAGAAACGCAACATTGAAATTGTAGGTGTTGATTTACAAGGAACTCGTTATAAACAAATCGGTACGCAGCAGTTGCAGGTTGAGCAAATTAAAGTTAGTTTTGTGACAAACTGGAATATCAAAATAACCGACTTTGATCGTATCGAAAAGATTTTAATTGAAGAAATAAAAATGAATGGTATAGTAGAGAAGGATCCTATAGATCCAACTAAAAACCGTACCATTACAATTCCTTCAAAATAGGAGAAACAGATGGCTACAATTAAACTAGGAACAGTTCCTGGCGTATACATCCAGGAAGAAGTGAATCCAGCGTTAGCTATTACTGAACAAAGATTGAAAGCGGCTGGGCTCGTAGGCCATGCTACGCCCACGCTTAACGTCAACAACCATGCAGTAGTACGCGCAACAGAAGGATCCACAGACGTACTTGAATACGATTACGCAAATGTTCTGGAAGTCTATTGCGTTTCTGATTATGTCAATGCGTACGGTTCTAACTTGCCTAAATACAAGGCATATGAAGCACCGGAAGTAATTGAGTATCCAGAGGATGCTACACCAGAACAAAAGGAAGCAATCGATGCAGAAAATGCAGCAGCTGTAGCAGCTGCCGAAGCTGCAGCCGACTATAAAGTAGACGGCAACAAAATTATCTGGTTACATCCAGACCAAGAAGTAGCAGAAGATGCAGACCCAGTGGCACCAGTCCGTGGGGCATCTTATTATGTTACATTAAAAATTAAAAAAGACTCATCTTACTATGAAGTAAAGGTTTTTGATGACCTCGATTCTGTAACCGCTTATTACGGTCCGGAATGCTATCAAGAGGACGGTGAGTGGAAATTAAACGAAATTACAGCAGCAGCCCGTTTGATGTTTACCAACGGTGCTAACGTAATGTACATTTGTGAAGTTGTACCTGGTGTTGATGCTGAAACAGGCAAACCAACGGTATCTGCAGCGAACGTACAAACAGCTGTAAAGAAACTTTCTGACTACGAGATCCAAACAATCGTTTGTATCCCACAAAATGCAGCAATTCAAAGCATGCTTGCAAAACAAGTAGTTATCGACTCTGCAACAGAGAACGGTAAAGAACGTGTAGCATGGGTTGCAGCGTTAGATGATGCTCCTGATGCAGTAGTTGCTCAGTCCAAAGCATTCAAAGAACAACGCATTGTTAACGTTGCTCCTGCAGGTGTAACACTCTTAGTAGAAGACGAGAATGGTGATTCACACGAATTCCCAGGCGTATCTTCCATCTATGCAGCTGCCGCATTAGCAGGTATGACAACAAACAACAACCGCACAGTTGCTGAGCCTTTAACACGTGAGAATCCTGCTGGTATTTATGGTTTAAGCCGTGAGTACATTCGCTCAGAGATTGAGAAAATGTCCGCAGCTGGTACAACAGTACTCGTAACTCGCAATGCAGCAGTTACAGTAAACCAAGCAGTAACAACTGACAATACCAACCAGAACAATCGTGAACTATCTGTGGTACTCATTAAAGACGAAGTAATGAAAACCATCAGATACAATTTGGACAAGGAATTTATTGGGCACTTCTATGACCGGAACAAAACCCCAACAGCCATCAAGACAGCAATTATGTTGATGCTTGATGAGATGACCGGTAGCCTTGTACAAGATTACGACGAGTCTAACATCGTGGTAACCCCTGATGCTAAAGACACGACCAGAGTGAACGTAAAGATGGCATTCGCAGTCCTCAGACCGTTGAACTACATCTACATTTCATTCATGGTGACAATCTAAGGAGAATAGAACATGCCGAATATTGATTTCACATTCGCAACTGACGTTCTTAACCCCGAAGGTAAAGTACGGTTAGTAACTTCATTAGAGTTATTCGTACGTGTTCCAGATTCAACTGGTACGTACTACTCAACACCTGTTGGGATGGCACAAAACTTTGACGTAAACGAAACACGTAACATTGTTTACAACTTCGTGATTGGTAACAGAAACCCATCTCGCTGCCGTGACCTGATCCCCGGACCAGTGAACTCCAGCACAATTGCATTACACATGGTTTCTTTATACCAAGTAAACGGTATCGGGTTGTTCACAACACCGCATCCAACCGACAAAGCAATTGCACCAGCCTTGCCTTACAACAAACGTCCTTTCGACTTAGTTGAACGCTGGCTGAACCCTTCAACAGGTCATACATTGTATGAGATCATCTACACCGGATGTTACATCCGCAACTACACAATGCCTAAATCAATGAATGAGCAAGACATTCGTGTTGTTGAACAAATGAACGTAGACTTCAAAGACATTGTATACGTTCCATCTTCAGACTTTGATGGCGACATCGCAGGTGGAACCTTAGGTAATCCTTTCGGACAAAACTAAGTTAATTTAGTGTGGGGGCATAAAGCCCCCACACCAAGCACAGTAGAGGAGTAGTATCATGGACGCATTGATTGAGTTATTTGCAGGACATACAACAAAAAAGACATTTAAGACGAGCAAAGTAACGCTCACCCTTCGTACATTAACAACTGATGAAGTTGCAGATGTATTCAGACGTGTAGACCTTTTAGCTGTAACAGACGTAACAAAAGCAGTCTTATCACGCAAACTCACCTTAGCCTATTCAATCGAAGCCATTAACGGCGTAGATGTAATGGCTATTCCCGAAGTAGCAGATTTGAGAAGCAAACCAGGAAATGAAAGCATGTCTAAAGTAGACTTACTTGCTGAGATTCTTGGTAAATTCGATGATATTGTAATCAGAAATCTGTATACGTGTTACGATATGCTAGTTACAGAGCATGAAAAAAGCATTGAAGCATTAAAAAAAGATTCGAAGGCCCAATAGGAAGACGCCTGTGGCAAGTTCACAAAGCGTTAGGATCGGAAGTCTTTAGAGAGACACTGAAACACCCCGAAGTTTTCAGTTGGGTCTGTGAACAAATCGACAAAGATCGGGAAGACTTAAACGAAACAATTAAAGACGTCTTTAATGCATTGAAGCCTTGGTTAAATATTGACTTATACTCATCAATCGAGAAGAAGGAACAACAACGGAAAGCCAAGCTTGAACGCATTGCAAAGACAGAAGCTAAAAACGTTAAAGTTGATAACCTGTATGACGTAATGATGCGTAATATGGGTCTTGATCCAGAAAAACTTAAAGAGAAATAAACATGGCTGACGAAACGACCAATAACAATTCTGAATCTGTTTCTCCTAAATTAGAAGCCTTACTAAATCTAGCAAGTGAGATTCTTGGTAAGCTAGATGGTGCTAGTGAGGTCGCTCGTGGTTACGAAAAACGACAAGCTGAAATGGTACGTGAACTTAGAGAATTATCTAAGGCTGCCAAGTCTGGTCGTGATAAAGAACTGTTAAAAATCGTTTCTCAAATTCAGCGGCAGCATGGAACATTTACCGCTGATTTCATCCGAAAGTTTCATGAATCATCAAATAAAGACAACTTAACAAGAGAGCTTCTTAATTGGTTAAAGAGTTCAAAAAACAATACCCCACCATCAGCAGGAAATAGCTACGGAAGCATGCTGCAGTTTATGGCCAAATATTTGGGCATAAATTCCGCGTATGCTTCTACATGGTCCTCTGCACAACATAATTTAGCACTCCGTGGTATACAAGCAGCACGTGGAACTCCTATGGAGCAAACACTACGTGCTTACGATTCACTTTACAATCTTACCCATGCAAAAAATAACTATCAAATGTTATTCCATGCTGGTAAAGGTATTTACCACGGAGTGAAAGGTTGGATGCAAGGAAGTGCCGATGCCGCTGCTGCAGCAGGCGGAGCAACACGTGCAGCAGGTGGAGCAGCAGCAAGAGCTGGTGGAGCTGCAGCCGCTTCTGCAGGTGGAGCAGCCGCAGCTGGTGCAACAGCAGGAGCAGCAGCTGGTGGTATCATCGGTGCAATTGCATTAGCAGCTGCAATGTATGCACTACAAAAGACACTTGAAAAAGTAGGTGACCAAGTCAAAAAGGGATGGAAAGAGAATAAAGACGCTTTACTTGGTGATGCGTTTGTATACTCACGCATGGCAATGGGTGCCGGCGGTAACTTCCAGATGTTTGGTGACGTAGGTTTCAACTCACGAGACTATTTGTTATATCGTAGTGGTATGCGTCGTAGAGGTTTACGTGACGAAGACCAAATTGCCGGTATGCTAATGAGTTTTACCGGTGCTGGTTTCAACGTGCGTGATGCAGCTGCAATGGCTACTGACGTACAATCGTTAAGACAACGAATGGGGCTTACTCTTGATGCTGAATTCCTTCGCAGAATGTATGTAGGTACCCAGACAAGTCGTGGTTCATTCTTTTCAAAAGGAGACGGTTCTTTTGGTGTGGGTGGTTTAGTTACAGCGATGGGTGCTGTTGCTAAACGTAGTGAAACAGATGCCGGTGTAAGACTTGGTATTGGTTCACAAGCACGCATTGTCGATGCAATCACAAAAGACATGCTCGGAATGGGCAACAGCATAGAAACTGTCGTTGCTGCTTTGGATAAATTCAGTAAACAACTGAACACTGGAAAGCTTACCACACAAGAATTTATTAACATGTTCAACGGTTTTAATGAAATGTCTTCACAAAATCGTTTGAACTTAATTGCCATGAATCCTAACAGGACAGGAAGCATAGCACAAGACTACTACAACATGGTTGCACGTTCCAGGGATGCTTCTGGTCGTGTTACAAACTGGCAAGAAAACTCAAGAACTTTATTAAATGTTTTAAGACGTAATAGCGATGGTACTGATGCTGATGCATTCTTCAAAGGAACTGTTGGCGGTATCTTCGATATGTTTGGTGGGTCTGCATTAAATAATAACCCACACGCAATGGAACTTCTTTCAGAGGCTGCATCTGGTAACAAAGACGCAATTAAAGAACTTACACGTATTTCAGAAACAGAGAAAGACGTACTTACAAAGCAAGCAGCAACTTTAGATGCTATCCGCAGACCAATGGAACACGTACGTGATTGGTTGTTTACACTACCTATTAGTTTTCTCCCAGGTATTGGTAGTCATGCTGCAGCAAGTTGGAACTTACAGCGTATTGAGGCAGATAGATTAGGATTGTCAGGACAATCTAGAGAAGATTATTTGAAATATGCACAAGCCAAAGAAGAGGAAGATGTAAAAACAGACCGTATGGCACTTTCTGAAAACATTAAGGCTTTAACAGACATTACAAAAGATTCACACGAGTGGATGCAACGTTTGGCAGATGCGTTGGACGGCAATAAAGTTGCTGTTCAAGAAAATACAGAAAAACAAGGCAGCTCCGGTGGTCGTAAAGCTGTCGGGAATTATTACTAATGGCATTATACGATAGTACAAGTGGAAGCGTTGGAGCTTTCGACGCATATCATAAACACCAAGTTATCATTGGAAACTTGGCGATACCTCTTATGTTTAGGTTTACCCAGAACCCAAACAACCTCACTTTCAGTATGGAGAAAGAGTACAGGCAGACAAAAACCATTGGCGGTTATGTGTATGAACACTGGGGTAAGAAACCTACCATCATGCGTGGTGAAGTTCTTATTAAGAAAGAGGGTTCCATCGCACAAGTATTTGGTGTTAATACAAAGACCACAGGATTTGATCTCGAAGACAAAACATTTAGCCCAGAACTCTTTACATTACAAACGCTTTTCGATGTAGACCAACGTAAGATTGCATACCGTACAGGAGATTTGCTAGGTCAGGCTGGTAAAATAGCTGGTGGTATTACAATGGGAGTACTCAGCGGTGGTGCTACAACTGTTGCAACTGCTGTTAGTGGTATTGCTTCTTTAATATCTAAGAGTGGAAGCGGTAAAGATGCAGCGTATCAAAAGCTAGTTGATGATAACGTATATACGGAGCCTGGTCAGGCCACACTTTCAGGTTACTTAAATACTTTTACAGACACATTTATTTATTACAAAGGGTGTATTTATACTGGTTTTTTCACAAAGATGCAATGGAAAGAAGATGGTTCTGAACCCTTTGTAAACCGTGTAACATTTGAATTTTTAGTAACTGGTACAACCTATGACTGGATTGAGACAATGTTAGTAACAACAGGTGCAGGACGTATAGTTTCCGGTGCTTGGGGTCTTACCAGCACAGTTACAACTCTCGGGTCTCTTCTAAAAGATATTTTCAAGACAGTATCAAGCATATTCTAGAGGATTTATGAGTTCATTACACCAAGACGAGTACGATTTCAAAGAGCGTAATAATTCGTTCTTAAAGCGTCCTGCTGCGGTAACAATTCGTAAGCCTTTCTTATCAACTGCTGACATGTCAGACATTTTGACAAGAACGCTTCGTAACTATGTACCGCCATGCTACATGGGTCGTTTCAGTAAACCAGACCAAACAGGTGGTCTGGCTATTCGTGCTGTCGCAATTCTCTACCAGGTGTATGATGAAAATAAACTTGCCGCATTAAAAGAGAAGTATCCTCACTATAACTGGAAAGCGAGTGGTATTGATGAAGAGAAACTTCGTTTGTGGAATGAGTATAGTAAAACTGCAGCTGAGATAAAACCGTTAGTTATTCGTTTTGACCAAAACTTAGTTATCAGTAGCAGTCCTATGTGCTATTTGCATGCACAATACTTTGAAAATAGCAATCAGTTGTTAGGAAAAGATCCAAAGCTAGAGGTTTTCAGATTAAAACCAGCTAACGTAAAAAGTCCGTCATATGGTCAGCTTGAGACCGCAACAGTAGCACCTCTTGAGGAAATTTTAGATAAACATGTAGTTGTGTACGTATTTGATAAAACTGACCATGATGAGTTAAATCCTGATGGTACCGACGAAGACTATATTCGTTCTACAACTACAGAACGTCTAATAAAAAACCAGGCATTATTTATTGATAATAATGTACCTGTCTATATTGGTAAACCTAAAATGGTTGAGTTCTGGAAAGTTGACGAAAAAGGTAACGGAAAAGGGTGCGTACAACAAATAACTAAAGAGTTCATGCTTAATGCGTTTGGTAAACTACCACTTAACACCATAATGGCTTACAAGTGGCGTTTTGATGTTCCACATAACGTTGAGCCTTTTGTAATTGGCGAACAAGAAATGCGTGACCTTTACATGACATATTCCACATCTAGATTTGATAAGCGTCTAGCAGAATTGATTGACTGTATTCTTAAAAATAAACATTACAATAAAGAAATAAAAAACTTTCGTTCCACATTAACTGGTCTGTACTCTAAGTTCATTAACACAAAGGAACAGAGTGAGAAGCTGAAGGCAGCACGCAAGCTTAGAAACTGGCTTGATACAACAGTAGTTTATAAAGGTGGAGCAATAAAAGTTACTGGTGAACTTGAAAACGGTACAGATCTTGCAAGCAGAATAAAGAAAGGAGCTGCTCAGTTTTATGATACTGTTGCTACGTTTGTTTCTTGGGACCCATGTCCACAGTCAAGATTGGCTGTCATAGAACTAGATTCATACTTATTTTCCTACGGCGGAACTGTTATTGAAGGTAGTAGGATGATTTCTGATAAGCAGCGGGCTGATTTATATCAGGGCGGAGTTCCTTTCTTTGCATATGATTTAGATTTTTGGGAAATCAGAAAACGTAATCGTGATGCATTGCTAGACCGATGTTTAACAAGAAACTACGTAACAACAAAGTCAACGGTAGAGATGTCTGAGTTGGATTTCCGTGTACGTTATTATGCTATTCTGTTGAATTTGATTGGAGAGAAAATAGTTAAGTATTACGATTTTATAAATGATAATGTAATTCAAATTCCTACTCGGTCATCACTAGACAGGTGTTTAGCATACAAGGATTACTGTACTGTTTTTGGTAAAGGTGAGACAGATGTAAATACAATCGGTACTGCAACCCTTGAAAAGATGAAATCAATGACAGTTAAGGATTTCAACTCAAGGTATCGTAAGACGCTAACAAAACAAGGTTACAAGCTAGGTAGTGAATCATCCGAAGATGATAATAAGTCTGTTGCCGTAGATTTTTGTCAAAAAATGGAACAAGCCTTGTTCAGTTCATTAGGAGGTTTTTTCATAACATCCATTTCCACAGGTTACCCATCTGTTAAAGCACCGATGTGGAATGCAGCACCTGAAAAAACAGACTTTGCTGCATATTCTACAGAAAAAAGTAACAATCCTGTAAGTGATGCAATTGTTGATGTAGTTGACCAGACCAAGCGTAACCAAGACGTAATGAATGTTCTTACAGAGGCTGTTGTAAAATGCAACAACAAAGATGTTAGCTCAATTAACATAAATCGTGTTATTCAAGGAATTAGTACTGCTACTGTTAAACTTAAAAACGATAAAGAGAAATACAACTTTAATCGTGACAAAGATTCTGATCCAACGAACAGAGCACTTGTATGTATTGAACCTATGGACCAGATTACTATTTTTTTACCTGATTTTGAAGGTAAGGTACGTCCAGTGTTCTCTGGTTTCGTTTCACAAGTACAGGCTGGTGATGTTGGTGGATTCCATGAAATTACCTTGTATGCAGACTGCAACTTAAAGTATTTGCAACTGAGCAGAACGAACGTTAAACCATCAATGTCCAGACAAGAGTCTGAGAACAACCCGCTTACTGCTTTTTGTGTTCCGGAAAAAATGTTCAGTTCAATTGATCAATTTCTTCCGTTCATGTTTGCACAAGCATTAACATATATTGAGTGTCAACCAAGGCAGTTGGAGAATGACGGAAAAGCTAAACTTTTTACAGTTGACCCTACTCCAGTATATGAGTATGTAAAACAGTATGTTAATGAAGCAAAGACGGTTGAAACGCAATCTGTAACTACCAAAACAGAAGCAACCTCCATCTCTGTTACTGACTCCCAGAATAAACAAACAGGGTCTAATGAGATAAAAACACAAGAGGTTTCTAGCAAGGAATCAAAGGAGTTGGTATCTACCACAAAAGAGTCTCCTGCTGCTTCAGTTGAAACAGTTACTAGAAATAAAAAAGCTGCACTAGGTACATATTGGCGTAAAGTAAACTTCTGTGATCCGTTATTCAACTATTTGTGGTATAAGTCAGCAAGTAAGTATCCGCAAACAGAAGCTGATTTCATGGACGCAGAACAAACTAAATTAACAAACGATTACGTAAAGACAGCTTTAGCATCGATTGCTGACCCAGTAACCGGACCTAAGTTATCAGAATCAAAAGGTACAAAAAATATAATTGATATTTTGAAGAAAGGTGATCGTGGTACCTACTTAATTATGAAACAGCGTAGCAAAGGTACCCTGACTTCTAATTCTTCAATTGAGGACCGTGAGATTGCTGCTGTCATTGATGGTACATCTCAACCTTCGTTCGTTTTGCAAGGTCTAGGTCTTTCAATTCAATTTAGTAACTGGAAAACAAATTTAGAAATTGTAAATGATATTGCAGACAAACTAAACTTCCTTTGCTACACAAATAACAACGGTATTGTTCGTTTTGCTCCATATAACTTTGACCTTACAACGTTGAACACACGTGATTATGCAGACAGTAAAATAGACACTGGTGCAATGTTGTTACAGCGTCCATCAACAACACTAGATGCTGATACAAACCCACTTATTCTAAAGCGTAAGTATATGACATCATACACAAAGACGTCGGATGAGACCCGTATTGTAAACTGGATTCGTTTATCAGGAAGCTGGGTAATTGGTGGACCGTTAAACCTATTGCAAACTATCGTACTCAATCCAGTTTTAATTAAGAAATTCGGGGTAAGAGCTGGTAGAAATCGTTCAGTTATCGGTATTGAAAACGCAGATTCATTATTGCTTTACGGGTTGTCATGGATGGACCGTCAAAATAAACGGTATCGTTCAGCTGTTATCCGTGGCATGTATGATTCTCGTATGGATGTTAACAGACCATACTATGTCCAACACGATGAGATTATTTACTTCTGTGAGAGTTTAAGTATAAACTATCGTGCTGGAGATACTTGTACATATTCAATGGGCGCGACCTACGGTAAAAAGCCAGTTGTTTCTCTTAAATCCTATGTCGGCTCTTCTAAAGGCGATAGTACTAAATATAAGAACATCTTTACTGGTAATGTTCGTATTACAGAAAACGAGAGACTTTTAACTGCTATTAAAAATAAATTCTTAAAGGAAAACGAGATTGCTCCAACTGTATATGCACAGTATAAGCACATGTTTTCAGGTAGTGCTGATCTGTGTACAAAGAATGCAGCTATTTGCTGCTACAACGGTATGTTGTGGGACAACGTTTCCGGTATTTCATTTGAAGAGTTGGTATACAACTACGGATGGCTATTTGCAAACAAAGATGTTACCGGTTTTGTTACGTCTGCCTCATTAACATCTAAACTTAATCAACCTATTAGTAAATTATTAGAATCCTCCGGATTGTATAAAAAGGGTGGTGCTGGTGCACTGTCTGATGAGGAAAAGAACGCTTTTAACCTCTTCTATATTGACATTCCAAGAATTACCGATCCTAATAAGCTTCCAGACGTATTTGACCACAAAAGCTACGTATTTACAGACCTTGCTGTTCCTGGTTTAGTTGAGCCTGCTAAAGAGCAACTAATGAACACTTAGGTTGTATATAGAGAGGTATTGCTTAATGGAAGAGCAAATTCTAGCCGTAGACGAGAACAGAGACGTAACCGGGCAGCAAGACATAACAAAATATATCCGGTACGCTAAAGTCACAAAAGTATATGATGCCTCCACACTCGAAGAGAGCGACAAATACGGCAAAGTAGACTTAGTTTGGCTAGATACGTTGGACCCTGTAAACGGTAGCATTGATGTAATTAAACCGTTTTTTTCAACCGTTTATGGGTGTGGAATATATGCTCTCCCGTGTGTAAATGACATTGCTGTTTGTGTACACCAGCAAGATGGCCCTCCTGTTATTATCGGTTTTTTAGCTAAAGACCAGTTTTTAGCAGCTACAACCGCAGATTCAAATGGATTTGGTCAACTTGGGTATGTAGCACCGATTAAGTCAGGTGAGATTGTAGTAAAAGGTAAGTCACAGTCTTACACACATTTTAAGAACGACGGTACCATTCATGTAGTAGCAGTGGATGGAACAACACGGTCAACAGTTTTATCAGAGGATAATGTTAGAAATACAGAACCTGTATACGAAAGACCTGTTGCAGACCGTACAAATACATTAGTCGATTTGACAATTGGAAGCCCGGAAGAGACAGTTGGCCCAGATGCAGGATGTTCATATTCTGTGTTCGACCTAAAAACCGGACGATGCATACAAGCGTCTATTACTGTTGATGCTACACAAGGGCAAACGCAGTTTTCACTGCCTGTAGCCGATGGACAAGAAGTCGTAAGCGTTGACAGTTTTAATATTTTGGAGTTCGATACGCAAAGCAAGAGTTATAAGACGTCAGCGTCTTTTAGCTCGGGTGTAAAGCTGTTTAAGAACTATACATATTTATCTAAGGAGCTAGGAGACTATGGTGCCACCACGAATCCCTGCACCCTGGATATTAACCATAGTTTTGCTTATGTTGAAATTACTCCAAATATTGTTGGATATATAGGCGCAAACTCAAAGGTGCATATTAACTATACATACCGAGTAAACGACATACGCATTGCAGGTAATGATCTGGGGGATCTGTTTATGGATGCACGGAATTTAGTTATGCGTGCCAACGGGAACAGTTCTTATTTAGGACTGTTCGCCGACGGGTCTGTGCGTCTTGGTGGAACCTCAGTAGAGGTTGGAGACAGATTACATGGGCATATTTCAACCGGAGTGAGCGGTGTTGAACTTTCAGCCGGAGTAAGTAAGACAGCACGCGTAACAACCGTTCAACCGGAAGAAGCATACTATAGTGTAGGTCCTGTAACGTTCTTTTACATTGATGATACGTACCCATTATTTTACTACGATGCAGATGAACGTAAATATGGTGTAGTTACGCCAGACGTATACGGAAACTTAAATTATTTGCAACGCTGCGATATACTACCACGCAACTTCTCATCTGATGACTCAGTTGAGTCTTTTACGAAGGAGATGGCACGTGAAGTAATGGGAGACGCAGAAGCAGCAGGGGAAGCAGTAATTTCGTATGGGGAGCTTAAAGCACTATGAACTTAAAGAACCTATACGAAAACAGAGGGGTACGATTTTATTACAACATGTCCTCACTGGACTTTGTAAAAGCAATAACAGCTGTTCCGTACTTATATAACAGATACAAAGATGGTCCACAACTAGTACAGAATGTATCTGATGCTAAGGCAGCACGTGAACAAGCTGAGAAAGACCTGGAGAACGCAGAAGCAACATTGAAATACGAACAAGATCGTGCGATTTCTTACCACGTTGTTCTTAATACAGATGTTGATGCATACTTAAAAGTAATTCAAGAACCAGGAAGTTTTATGGGTGACGGTGGACCGTTACCAACACCAATTACACCAATGACGGTATTAAACAATGCTTACGGTGTAATAGAATCCGGAAAAGATGTATCTAATCTAAACAATCAAATTGAGAAGGTCATACCGGATGCAGAAAAAGTAGTAGAGGAAAAGAAAGCAGCACTCGAGGCAGCTATACAAAACGAAATGGATACTGTAAACAAAAGTATCAATGAAATCATTTCGATAATTATCTAGAGGTTGTAAATGGAAAAAACAGCTGAACAAATTAGAGAAGACTTAAAAACCAGAATAGCATACGATAATCCTAAAATCGATTTGGTATCTGGTAACGTTACTACTGACATTGGCGTAGACGCTTTTTCAGATGAGTTAGCAGCTTTATATACGGAACAAGACCGTATTCGCCGCTTATACTTGTTGGATGCAACAGCCTTCAGTAGCGATGAAGCAGACAAATTAGGGTCTTCTTACGGCATTTATCGTCTTGCAGCTACGCGTGCAACAGGCGTAGTTCGTTTTGGTGCAGCCGAGCGTCCAGAAAGTGGTCAGGTGTTTACAATCCCAGTTGGTACTACAGTAACAACAAGTGGTGAATCAACAGGTATAAAGACCTATGTAACTGTAACCCCTGGATATATTACTTCAACTACTACATTAAATCCTTCTACAAATTATTATGAATGTACTGTAACCGTTCAGGCACAAGCTGAAGGTATAGGAAGCAACGTCGCTGCTGGAGCAATTAACCAAATTAAAGGCTCTGTGAGCGGCGTTTCTGTTGTTTATAACCCAACAGCCATTACAAATGGTACTGAAGAGGAGACAACAGAAGAACTTATTGAACGTATTAGACTTCGCTTACGTGGTACAGTTTTTGGTACCGTAGCTTCTTACTTGGCAAAAGTATACGAAGACCCTAACGTGAAAGATGCGGTTGTCGTTGATCCAGATAACGAGTTTTCTGTTCGTGGTCCAGGTACAATCGACATCTATCTTTTAGGCAGTATTGACGCACCTTTTACACAAGAGGTTACGCCAACATACGGTGCATATACAGTTTATTTTACAAAGAGTCCTGTAAACATTGATCACGACGTTGTTGTTACATTACCGGACGGTCGTTCCTTTTCAAACGGTTCTGTATTTAATGTATATTTAGACAAAACTTCCATTTATACGTCTTCCACTCGTTCTAAAGACAAACTTGTGTGGGACAAAGACTTCTTCGATGAGAATATTCGTGACCTAAATAAATACACGATTGATTACACATATAATAAACTTGTAAACGACGTTCAAGAAACATTCGACTCAGAAGAAAACAGAATCGTAACAGCAGATGTACTAATTCGTACAACACATCAACTAGATGCAGCAATGGATTTTGATATTGTAACACTACCCGGATATGACTCCTTGTCAGTCCGTAACAGCGTTAAATACGCAATCGAAACCTTCGTAAATGACTTCAAACTAAATCAAACATTACGTCAGTCAGATATTATCGGGCTCGTTGAGAACACCGAAGGGGTTGACTATGTCAAATTCCCGATGAGACGTTTTAGCTTGAAGAATGCCGAAGGAGTAGAAGATATTGAATCGTCTCCGTTGGAATATATCCGTATTTCAGCTGAAGACATTATACTTGGCTAATGCAAGACATACTAATGGTGACTCTGTGTGACCATCGCATACAGAACTACCAATTAAAAATAGATGGAAAACAACGTGGTGAATATACTGCCACATTTCCTGTGGAGCCTATTCAGTCACGTGGAGCTATTTTTATTAGATCTTGGGAAGATGAGCAAAAGTATTTGAAATCACTAAAGAGTTTTGAATACGCACAATCACACATCTTTTATAATGGAAGCGGTGCACAGAGATGGGATACACCGATTTCCGGGGCCAATGCAAAAATAGGCATTGGAGGGTTTGCTTTTATTTCACCTCGTACAATCAAGTTCGATGTACTTCCAGGTGAATATCGTACCGTGGATCCTAACCCGGACCTGGTACCACAAAATATTTATTTAGTTGACTTCTACTGCGATTCAAAGAATTGTCCTCGCTGTGGAGGTAAAAACTTTGTAGTAGATTTGGCTGTTTTAGATACAGGTAGTTTTGCTTACGTGACCGGACGTGACAAGATCAAACAACGTGTTGTCAAAGCCTTGTTACAACCGATCCGTTCTTGTGTATCCGATTATAGTTTCGGGTCAGAACTAAACTACATGGTTGGTAAAGTAATTACAGACGATTTACGTATCGTTATGCAAGCTACGATTTCAGATGCCGTTCGTAACTTAATACAAAATCAACCAGAAGACTATTTACCAGAAGAGCGTATTTATGCTCTTACAGGCATCACAATTGAAGCTGCACCATTTGCAGCAGACGCTTTCTTTGTGAAAGTAATTGTTCAGAGTGAAGCAGGTGAAACAATTGATTGTTCAGTTGCTTTTAAGTTGAGGAGTTAACATGGCAGATACAGAAGAATTATCGTACCCTATACGGTTGAATACCTACAGAGACGAGAAAACACATACCCAAGTTTTTCAATGGGTAGTTGGTGAATATGATGCCGAAGCTTTGGCCAAATGGAAAAGCGTGATCAGCGGTAAGAACAGTATTGTTGAAGATGTAAACACGGTTGATCTTATTGCCGAAATGTACTTTTCTGTTACAACCAACACAACAGCGGGCGGTGTTGTATTGTTCATTGACCAAGCACCAACACTTACCTTGAATGGGCAACCTAATGGTGAATGTGTTTATGGTGGGGATACTGAAAAGTTCGATATAGATGAAGAACTCTTCAACACGAACGCTCTAAAGATTTATAAAAACGGTGTACTACAGATGAAAGGTTCTGATGTAGTATTCGTAAGTGATAATCACATTCGCTTAGCAGACAGATTGCAGGTGGGTGATATTATTGTAATTGACCACGTCCGAGGTGTTTAATGTCTAACGTAGCACAGATACAACTCAGGTACTTAACAGTAGGCACACTTGATGATTTGCGTGCACAAGTAAATGCGTTCCCCGGTAACATGTCTTTGGTTTTAGAAAACAAGACCATGTACCAGTACGTTGAATACGAAGACGCTACCAAGATGCCTGTAGATGATGGCGTATCTATAATTGCTACAAACAATGAAGACCTTTTAGGATGTTGGGTACAAATTGATTCGTATTCAACAAAGGCAATTGAAGGCACATTCACATCAACAGCTACGTCATGGACAGACCAGGATACAGTCGAAGACGATACGTTTGAATTGAGAATACCGGTTGTGAATCCGGTTAATGATTTTATTTTGAAGTTATGGGAAATTAACAACGCTCAGCACAAGAGAGAAGTTATTCCACAAGATATTTTCGTAAAGAAAAATACAGATGGAGTTACTGAGATAATTGTCAGCATTGCTAAGATCCCAGATTGTAGATTTGCAGGGTCATATTTTATTTTGAAGGATAAGCTTGTTGATGGTGCTACACCTGCACCAGTTCCGCCAACTCCTCCTACTCCTGAACCGGATCTTCATCCAGTTGATTTTGCAGGATATGAGTACACAATTGACGAAGCTAACGATGCCACCATTACAGGTTATGTAGGACAGGATACCGATACAACGGTTCCTAATATAGGAGACTAAAATGTGTAAGGATGCAGAAGGTTGCGATGTATGCAAAGAGATGGAAAAGCGTCACCGCGATTCAATTGTTAAATACTGGGGTGTGATCTCCGGTATGGCTGCGCTGATTGTCACAATGATTTTATTTTATGCCAATACAACGCACGCTACCGCTCAGGTAGCAGAGCACGAAACACGTATCCGTGCTTTAGAAAAAACAACTGTAGAAACAAGTACTACTCTTAAAGAAATTAAAGAGCATGTTGTTCGTACAGAAAACAAAATAGATACATATATTTATAAACGAGGTAATTAAATGATTAGGCTAGATGGACGGACTGTAAGTATAGTTCAAGGTAATACTGGTAGTCTTAAATTTCGTATGTATGGTCCAGACCGTACTCCGTTTAATGTAACCGGCTATACGTTTGTTTTCATGGTTAAGAAATCAAAAAAAGATCCTGATTCATCTGCCCTAATTTCTAAAATCGTAGAAAATACTGAAACAAATGAAGTTACAGTTACAATGCTCCCGGAAGATACTAAAATACCTGTAGCCACTTACTGGTGGGGACTTCAAGTAAGACGGGAATCGTATGTAAATGAATGTGCGTCAGGACCATTCTACGTTAAAGAGGGAGTTGTCAATGAATAGTAGCGATTTAGTAAGCGTGGATGTTGTACTTGACCAAATTCCGTACAGCGATATTAGCTCTGGTGGATACAATGCCCCTACTGGGATGACATTGACATTCTCCGGAACAACTCTGTATATTGCTCAAGGGTTTGTGATGGCAAACAACCGTCTCTACAAACTCACAGAAGATTACAGAAAAGATGTAACAACATTATTTGACGTTGGTGCTGGAAGCGGTGCTGTACCGGCAGAAGAAACTTTTGAAGACGGGAACTGGTATGTATTTGCTGTATCTAACGGACTCGCAACAGATATTTTAGTCTCCAAATCTTTAACACCAGTATTTCCGTTTTATTCAACATCTACGGATTATTCAGCAGCTGCGTCGGCATTTAATGAAGGCTATCGCATTGGCAGCTTTGTTGTTGAGAACGGTGAAATCACATCTGTATATCCAGGAAAGGACATGGCAACTGCCTTTCTTGACAAGGATTATGTATACAGAGATGAATTTAATGCTCATACAGCAGCAGAAGAAGCAGCACTTGCTGCAGAGACAGAAGCTCGCATACACGACGTAAATGAACTAACTCAAGCAATTGAAACAGAAATTCATAATCGTACAGCCGCTGATGAAGCAGAGGTTGTTAACAGGAATGAGGCAATTGCTGCAGCCATTGAACAAGAAGTAGCTGACAGAACAACAGCAATTCTTAACGCTGTAAGTGAAGAAAGTGCAGCCCGTATTGAAAAAGATGACGAGCTGGAAGCAGACATTGAAGGACTTGAAGCACGTGTAATTGCTGACGAAGCAGACATTGCAGACCACGAATCTCGTATTGAAACACTTGAAACAACTGCTACTGAGCATGGTGACGCTATTGATACAATCAATGCAACGATTATAGCTAATGATGCAGCTGCCGTTCATAAAGCAGGGGAAGAAACAGTTTCTGGTGTAAAGACCTTTTCAGCCGGATTAAAAACAGCAGAAGAACTTTCAGATAATTCTTCTGACACGACAGTACCAAATACAGCATGGGTACAAGGTCGTATTGTAGACGTACACGATACCGTAACTGATTATGTAGACGGTCAGATTGCACAGGTAAACGGCAACATCGCAGAAATTGACGAGCATTTAGACGGCGTTGATTTAGCAATCAGTGGATTACAAACTGAAGATACATCGTTATCAGAACGTATTAACCCAACATTTAATGGCGTAACGTATAATGCTACAACAGGTAAATTAACCTTTACCCGTGATTCTGGCGTACCAGCCGTTGTCGACTTACCGATGGAATTACTCGTAGACCACGGTTATTACAATTCAGCTACCAAAAAGATTGTTTTGGTTCTAGCAAATGGTGATGAGATTGAAATTGATGCAACAGACCTTGTAGATGTTTATATTGCCGGAAACGGTTTAACTCTACAAAATACCCCTAACGGAGCTGAATTCTCTGTTAATACTATTGATACATCAGTTATAGATACAACAGTTACACAAGGGTCTGTTAAACTGATTCAGTCCGGTGCCGTATATACAGCTGTTTCAACAGCAGCGTCAAATGCAGCAACAGCACTGTCAACGGCAACACAGCAACTTCAAGGTGAGATTGATGCTATCACAAATCCACAAAGTCCGTCATCTATAGAAGCACGTCTCGCTAATGTAGAAGCAGCTTTAGTGACAGTAAATGCTGCTATAACAGCAATTAACAACATAATCATGCAGCAAAACCACCACGTCATAGGTTTCGACACAACGGAATCTACGCCGGTAGAGGAGGAATAACATGCCTGAATTATCACAAAAGTCATTAAATAAGCTCATGCAATGCCATCCAGACATCCAACGGGTAATGCTTGAGGTAATTAAAACACACGATTTTACAATCATAGAAGGGTACAGAACAAAAGAAGACCAGGACGTAATGTTTTATAAAGGTACTTCTAGAGTAAAGTGGCCAAATAGCAAACATAACTATTTCCCATCAAAGGCAATAGATATTTGGCCGTGGCCGGTTCCACGTCTTGAGAATAAAGAAATCAACTCCGACGATCCTGCATGGGCTGAACTAGCCGGGATCGTCTTGGAAAAGGCAGAACAGTTAGGTGTAAAGATGGTCTGGGGCGGTAGTTGGACATCTATCGTCGACAAACCTCATTTCGAACTGAAGGACTAAAATTGAACACATAGGTTGTTTATAGAGAGGTATTATAAATGAAATTGGTATCAAATAAAATCTACAGAGCTAACGTATACTCTAGTGGTACGCCACTCCCGTCGTTGGAGTACAAAGGTTCCGCTAAGATTTACATTTCTTTAGCTACATACAAACCTACCTTGGAACAGATGACAGAAATCACAGACGAAGTTAAAGAGGGTATTAACCTTCTTCAAGGACAATTTCGTTGGATTTGTGCCGTTTATCAAAACAAAACAGACTCCGTTTCTGAGTGTGGTATCGTAACATCAATCCAAGACACAACGGAGGCATAACATGGGATCATTCTTCTCTCAAGGTCTGTTTACTCAGAAGGGTAAACAAGAAGGGATCGATGAATTAAGAGAAGAGTTACATGCTGACGTTGAACGTTTAGACGGAGACATAGCTGAAAACTCTTCAGACATTGCCGCAAATACTGCGTCAATTGAAAGCTTAACAGACGATCTTAACACAAATTATTATACCAAGACAGAAGTCGATGGTAAGATTTCTGCCGTTTACAAATACCAGGGCTCTGTAGCTACTTATAACGACCTCCCTACCAATTTAACAGAACAAGAAGCAGGTTACGTTTACAATGTAGAAACAGCAGATGCTGAGCATCATGTAAACGCAAACGACAACCTGGCTTGGAACGGAACCGCTTGGGATAACCTAGGCGGATTCGTTGATTTTAGTACACTTGCTACCAAAACTGAATTACAAGAAGGAGTTTCAGCAGCTGAGGCTTTTGCAACAGCAGCAGACGCAATTATCTTACAAGATGCAAAAGACTTTGCAACAGCCGCTGTAGACGCAGAAGCTCAAGTTCGCTTAGCCGTTGATGCCACAAAGGTAGATAAAGAAATTACCGGTACAAATGGTAAAGCAATTATCTTTAACGAATCAGATGGTGGCGGTTCACAATTCTTACACAACGATGGTACTGAATCTTACGTAGGTGTGCATGACGGAGGTCAAAATGGCTTAGTCGCACAAATCTATGCAGACCGTTTAGTTGGTGGTAAATGGACAGGTGCTAAACTTGACGTTAAAAACGACGGTATGTATTATACCGTTGGTAATAAATCTTTTGCAGAAAGAGCAATTCCTGAGAATGAAGTAGCAGTCAAACATGATGTAACAGATGCAGTTGCATCCGAAGCAGCGGCTCGTTCAGCTGCAGATGCTACGAAAGTAGACAAAGAGCTTACAAGTGCATCAGGTAAAGCCCTCATTTTCAATGAAACTGATGGAGGCGGTGCTAAATTTGAGCACGCAGATGGTACCTGGTCTTTCACCGGAGTTAATGATGGTGGAGAGAATGGTATTGCCGGTCAGATCTATGTTCTAAAGAAAGACAACGAAAACAAGTTCAACGGTACACGCATTGACCTTACAAAAGGGGGCATGTACTATACAAAAGGAAATCAAGCAGCCAATGAGCGTTTAGTAGAAGCAAATGAGCTCGCTACTAAAGGAAACATCGCAGCTGCCGTAGCAACTTTAGAATCCCGTATTGCAGCTCTTGAAGCAGCAGTTGCATATGTCGGTGAGGAAATAGGAGAGTAACTTAAATGGCAGAAAAAGATATTTTATTAAAAAGTGGTAGAGATGTTCTTTATCCAATAACCAAGGGTGTCAACGTAGTTTACGGTGCAACCGATTCTGGCATTACTCTCGAAGAGAAAGTAGACGAAAAACTTGCGTCAACAGATGCTGCTTCAACATACTTAGCTAAATCAGACGCAGCTACTACATATCTTACAAAGACCGATGCCGGTACAACTTACTTGTCAAAGAGTGATGCTTCTTCAACATATGCAACAAAGTCCTCATTGGCAACAGTAGCAACCTCAGGGTCATATAACGACTTAACAAACAAACCTACCATTCCTGCAGCGGTAACAGTAGATCAAACTTATGATGGTACATCTACAAACGCTCAATCAGGTGTGGCGGTTAAATCAGCTATCGACACGGCAATTTCATCCGTATACAAACCTGCTGGGTCAGTAGCATTCGCCAGCTTACCAACCTTAGGTGCGTCTGTACTCGGCAACGTTTACAACGTAACTGACTCTTTCACAACTACAGCAGACTTCGTTGAAGGAGCTGGTAACTCATATCCAGCCGGAACAAACGTTGTCGTAGTTGAACCTACGTCAGGTACTTACAAATTCGACGTATTAGCTGGGTTTGTAGACCTCTCCGGTTATCAACAAACAGCAACCGCTGTTACACATACAGAATCAACAGCCGCTGGTTCCGCTACACAACCTGTATATATTGCAGCTGATGGTACAGCAACAGCAACTACTTACTCGTTAGCTAAGTCAGTTCCTGCCGATGCAGTATTCACAGATACAACCTATACAGCAGGTGCCAACATCTCAATCAGTGGAACAACTGTAAGCGCACCTAATGTATACACAAAGACAAACTTACTCGCTGGAAACAACGTAACAATCACTGAGAATAGTGCACTTGATTCAGATACAGTAGCTTACTTCAAGATGTCAGAAGACTTGGAAGATTCAGTTTCTGGTTCTTCCTCTTGGACTACTGATTCAACATATGCGGTAGACTTCTCAAACGCAGCACCGCACTTTAATGCAGATGCCTTGGTAACTGCTGGTACTTTAATGAGTTATCATGTTGGTAGTGCAGCATTTAATAACTACTTATCTGTAGATGCAACAGAAAGCTTTACAGTAGATTATTTCTTAAAATGTGCTGACACAACATTAGCTTCAGTAGATATCGTACTTCCAAACGTAGCATCAGGTCAGTCGGGGTATACATATGAGTTTGGCGTATATAATCAAGAAGGAGCAGAGTATGGTGCAGGGTATGCATTTGAAGTATTCAGCAACAAATCATCTGCTGTAACAGTATCAGCCTTCCCAACACTTGATACAGATTGGCACCATTACGCATACGTGTGGGATGCTTCAAACTCACGCTTTAGCGTATTTGTAGACGGTGTTCTTTGCAAATACTTGGACAACCCAACCTTCTCAGGTTCTGCCCATACACAAAGCCAAGGTTTAGCCTTCTCATTACGTTCAAGTGGTTTAGTATACTTACAAGGTTTACGTGTATCTAGCACTGCAAGATGGACGGCGGACTTTACAGTTCCGACTGACTTCTATGATGCAGCATCAGGTGAACATACCTATTCAATCAGTGCAGCAAATACAACGTACTCAACTTTTGTTGGTACCGATGGTTCTGCATCTGGTAGCGTAGGTCTTGTACCTGCTCCTGCTACAACAGATACAAATAAGTATCTGAAATCAGATGGTACCTGGGCGACTGTTGCATCTGGTGACTCATTACCAGACCAAACAGGTCAATCCGGTAAGTTCTTAACAACGGACGGTACAACAGCGTCATGGGCAACTGTAAGCGGTGGTGGTACAGGTGTAGCACCAACAGTGGTGTCCTTTACAGATCAACTTTAGCTACAGGTCTTACACTTTCTGATTATGACGCAATACTAGTCTATAAAAATGGTGTATTGCAACGCGAAACAACAGTTGATCCAGCATCAACAAACGACTACGCAATTAGTACTAACAACATTGTATTTACAACAGCATTAGTAGCAACTGATATAGTTACCATTGTTGCATTAGGTGAGATTTCTGCCTCGTTAAGTTCTTACTTAACAAAAACAGAGGCTGCATCAACCTATGCTACACAGACATCAGTTGCGAACATGGTTACATCAACAGATATTCGTAACATTGTACTGTGCACACAAGCTGAATACGATGCAATGGAACAAGCAGGTACTTTGGTTTCAACAACCTGGTACTTAATCAGAGCAGAACAACAGGCATCATAGGTGACTTATGGCAAGTAAACTCGGTGTTTTAGATATTCTCGGTTCATATTTTGGTGACGTTGAAGTCACCAAAATATACCTTGGTAATACAGAGGTAATTGATTTTGATCCAGAACCAACACCTACTCCAGGAGAACTTACTCCAGTTGACCTTGACGGGTTTGACTATCAAATGAGCGGAGATGATGCTATCATTACAAACTATACTGGTAACTCAACAGATGTTACTGTACCTAACGTTTAGAGGTAGAAAATGTCAATCGTAAATGTAAATAAAGTTTATTTAGACAAGGGAACGTTTACTAACAATATGAATATCGTTAGTGTTAATGCAAATAACACGCCTTTCGTAAACAATGATGGTTCTCGTGCCTTTTCAAACTGTCAGAATTTAACATCTGTTACTAATTTAAGTACGACTGTTTCTGACTTAGGAGGTGCTTTTTATAAATGTAGTAACTTAACAAATGCACCGACCATTCCTGCTTCAGTTAGAAACACCGCTGTTATTATTACACAGCGTGGATATTATAATTTAGACGATGATGGGTCAGGAATGTTGTATTCAAAAATATTTGTTGATGCTGAACCCACCACCGGTGCTGTTGTAAACGCCTATGAATACTATGAGTGGGAAGGTGAAGGCTCTTATTATAAAATGGGCACTGCTACCATAGATAACGTTGATGGTATAAACGTTACTATTACGTTACCGTACATGGGTCAGATGACTTTACTCCGTAATACAGAAGCAGACGTAATTGAAACTTTTAATGTACCAAAAACAAATGGTATTTTTCAAAACTGTAAAAACTTAGTAAATCCACCACAAATTTCAAACGGAGTTACAAATTTACAAAGTGCATTTGCATACTGTTCTAAGTTAGCTTCAGTTCCAACACTACCTGATTCAGTTGTTAATGCTTCACATGCTTTTGAGTGGTGTGAAAACATAACATCAATAAACGGATACGGTAACAATGTACAAGATATGTCTGGTATGTTTTGGGGTTGCTCTAAAGTAGATTCACTTCCTGAGTTACCCGCTTCAGTAACAGATATTGGCGGAGCATTCGCCGGCATGATAAATTTAACTAATTTTCCATACGTTAATGATACAGTTACATCAACTTGCCGGAACATGATGTTTCAAATAGATCCAAAATTTGTTTGGGACTTAAATAGCCCTATTGTTAAAAGTAATGTAACATATACACAAATCGTATCAAATACCCCTTACGTTTGGTTAAATTACGGTGATGATTACTTCTACGGTTATAGAGTAAATTCTGAAACAAATAAACCAGAAGAAGGTGCTTATATAGGATATGCTACATCTAAAATAAATACGAATGCTTATGTAGTTCAATGGAGAGATAACAATACAAACAGACAAGTTACCGTTACTAGAAATCCAAGCTTAGATTTCTTAAATATATACGATTACTCTT